GTATCTAAAACTCAGTTAATGAATTTATTCCCTGAGTTCGCTGGTAAAATGAGAAAAGTTTCAGGTAATGCTGGTAGTATAAATTATTCACAAAGACCTTCAACTGATATACAGTCTATTCAACCTGAAGATATTACAATGGGGATAACAGTAGAAGGCGAAGATGATGATATTATACCATACTATGAAACGTATTCAAAAAAGAAGCATGCTTATAGAAATGTATTTATAAAAGTTCTTCCATCAGCCGTTCAAATGCAGTCTATAAAAGATAAAGTTGAAGAAGATATGGCTGAAGCTGAGAAAGAAATAGAAGTTCAGTTAAAAGAAAAAATGTTAAGCATACAACAATCTTTAGAAGCTGGTGAAGTTATACAAGAAAGAGCTCAGCTAGAAATGGAAAGAGCTAGTAAGATGGCTGAAGAAGCTTTGCAAGAAAAGAGAGTTCAATTAACATCTGAGGCTCAGGACTCAGCTACTGTTATAGACCAAAAAGTAATGACAGAAGAAAGTTATAAGATTCTTGCTAATAGCGATGACATGAAAGACCAAATCATAGAAGCTATACAATTTTATGAGAATAGAGTTCACTTAACTTGTACAGTTGGTGATGATATTTTCTTATATGAAAGAGTAATTCCTGTCAAAGAATATCCTATTGTTCCTATTCCTTATATGTATACAGGAACCCCATATCCTATGAGCGCTGTAACTCCACTTATTGGTAAACAGCAAGAGATTAATAAAGCTCATCAGATTATGTTACATAATGCAAATTTAGCTTCTAATCTTAGATGGATGTATGAGGAAGGTTCTGTACCTGAGGAAGAATGGGAACAGTATTCGTCTTCACCTGGAGCTTTGTTAAAATATAGACAAGGGTTTTCTCCACCAACACCTATTCAACCAGCTCCTATCAATAATGCTTTCTATACGATTACTCAAGAAGGTAAGGGAGATGCTGAATATATAGCTGGTGTTCCTTCAGCTATGATGGGATTTACTCAAGACCAACCTGAAACTTATAGAGGATTACTTGCTAATGATGAGTTTGGTACTCGTAGATTAAAAGCTTGGATGGGTAGTGTAGTTGAACCAGCATTAGAACATTTAGGTAGATGCTTTCAGATGTTATCTCAAAATCATTATTCAGTAGAAAAAGTATTTAGAATTGCACAACCTGAAGCAGGTCAATTACCTGATGAAGAAAAAGAAGTAAGAATTAATATACCTATTTATAATGATTATGGTAAAGCTATCTCTGTATTTAAAGATTATTCTTCAGCTAGATTCGATATAAGAATAGTTGCTGGTACTACAATGCCAATTAATAGATGGGCATTATTAGAAGAGTATTTCAGATGGTTCCAATCTGGATTGATTGATGATATTGCGATGATTGGTGAGACTGATATAAGAAATAAAGAAAAAATTATTGAAAGAAAGTCAATGTATTCACAACTCCAAGGTCAGGTCTCATCAATGGAAGAAGCGATTAAAGATAAAGATGGGACTATTGAAACATTAGAACGTCAGTTAGTACAAGCTGGTATTAAGATGAAAGTCGGAGAAGCTTCTAATGAAGTTAGGAAAGATGTTCTTCAAACAGAAGCTCAGCAAAAGCTTTTGAGAGGAATGATGAAGGCTGAATACGATAGAACTAAACAAGATTTAAAAGAAGGCGTAGAGCCTGAAGAAGTAGAATAGTGGCTTGGACTAAAAAAAGCTACCCTAAGATGGCTAGAGGTGGTAGTAAGAATGGTAGATGGAAAGATGGAAGTAGTCAAACACATTATAGAAATAAAACTAATGCTAAGTCAGGTCAAGTTGTTCACCATTCTGATGGGAACAAAAAGAACAATAGTAGGTCTAATCTTAGACTTATTAGTAAAGCTCAGCATAATAAAGACCACCCTGAAAAAGGTGGTAACAGAAAATGCAAAAGTGGCTACGTTTGGAGTAGTAAAATTAAATCATGCGTAGGTATAAAAAACTAGTTGTTTTTATATTTGTTTTTGCATTAACTTAACGAAACCAATAAAAGGATAAAATATGGCACAAGAACAAGTAGGCAACGCTTCTATAGAAGAAGCCCCCGAAAGTGATTACCAAGCCCTAGATGATATTGAATCTGGAGATTTCTTTGAATCTTTAGATACAAGTGTCAACTCAGGGATAATAGATAGCGAATATTCGCAGTCAACCTCGCAAGATTTAGGCGATAACACGCCGGCGAGCCCTAGCGGAGTTCAAGAGCAAGGCGACGATGCTTTGCAAAAAAGGTATAGTGATTCAAGCCGTGAAGCTAAACGTCTTAATGGCAAGCTAAATGAACTTGAACCATATATGCCGATACTCGATGCAATGAGAGAAGACCCTAATTTGATTCAGCATGTGCGGAATTATTTTGAGGGTGGTGGTCAAGCACCAGAAAGTATGGCTCAAAATATGGAGCTTCCTGAAGATTTTTCATTTGACCCAGATGACGCTTTTACCGACCCTAAGTCGGATTCAGCGAAAGTATTTGGGGCTACTGTTGATGGTATTGTCCAAAGACGACTTAACAATGAGTTAGGAAAACAGAAGACAGAAAACCAAAGACTCGCACGAGAGACTGCATTTAGACAAAAGGTTGATATGACCGAAGACGAATGGTCTACTTTTGTCGATTTCGCTAAGAATAAATCTCTAGAATTGGATGATATATATTATCTCATGAAGAGAAAAGAACGTGAATCTAATATTGCTGATAACGCAAGACAGCAAGTTGCTACTCAGATGAGAAAAGTCCAAGAGCAACCACGTTCATTAGCAACAGCAGGTAGTGTACCAGTAGAAACATCTCAAGATGACCAAGTATTTGACACCTTACTCGGTATTGACCAAAAACTGGATAATGCGTTTGGCTAATAGTTGATTTTTTTGGCTATTTAGCAGACGCTTAATGTTAAATAGGAGATAAGGTAAAATGGCTGATTTATTTACACTCGACGCCGTTGCTGATGTCGCTGGTGGTAGTGCTGGGTCCCGATTAGGGACTTCACTAGATACTGGTGTTCTTCGCAGACGGTACGATTTTGGTAGTAGGGTATCTGAGCTAGCAATAGCACAAGACCCTTTCTTCCGTTTCGTATCTAAACTTGCGAAAAAGTCAACCGACGACCCGGAGTTTAAGTTCACAGAACGTAGACCCTCTTTCCATAAACGATACGCATATGCTACTGGTTTCAGTAATGATAATGCTACTTGGGTAGAGAATCAATCCTCTAACCAAACTACGCAGTATGATAAATATGAAACCGCAGCAAATACCGTTTACGTTAAACTAGCTACAGACTATACAAAATCTGGCAATCGTCAGAATGTCTATGGTCAAAGTGGTCAAGAAATTGTAATTGGTGCTGATGGTACACAACCTCAGTTTTATATGCCTGGTCAGATGTTGAAAATTAATTTTTCTGATTCTGCTGCCGGTGCTGTAAAGTCATATGCTATTATAAAGGTTGACTCAGTTACTTTGCAAGATGAGAGTACAAATCCTCCTACAGCTCACGATGAAGGTGAAGCTGCTCTTATTAGAGGAACAGTTGTAAAAACAAAAGATGCTGGAGATGATTACTATGCAGGACCACTTGGTGTGGATGCATCTGCTGGTGATAGTACTTATAGCACATCTATTGCTGGTTCAACTTCTTCTAATGGTTTAGAGCAGTCTAGAGTTTATGTAGTTGGCAACTCTCACTCACAAGGTTCTGGTTATCCTGAAACATGGAAAGACCAGCCTTTCTCGACAGCATATGGGCGTACCCAGATTTTCAAAACAGCTATGGCAATGGATAACACTACTCGTGCTACCGTGCTAAAGTATGAACCGAATGAATGGGCTCGTATCTGGCGTGAAAAGCTAATCGAACATAAATGGGATATCGAACAAGCTATCCTGTTTGGTTCACAATACGATTCAGGAGATGAATGGTATACACAAGGTGCTGTTGATTTCATTTCAAGTTATGGAAATGTGTTTAGTTTGACGCATGCGTCAAAAACACAAGATGATTTCTTAGATGATTTGAGCAACTTCTTAGACCCACGTTACAATAATGCTAACGCAACATTGTTCTTCGTGGATACGCAGACATATAACTGGCTGCATAAACTAAGTGGTTACTTCTCAAATAATCTTGAGGTTTCACCTAACTTCCGTGCTGATATGGCATTGATGGGCAAAAAGAAGGTATTTGGAGCGGATATTACAACTATTAGTACTCCTTTTGGAGATATGAACGTAACTCGTAATATTCACCTGGATGGTTCACCTATTAAGATTCTAGCTGTTAACATGAAGCATGTTTCTTACAGACCATTGGTCGGTAATGGACTTAATCGTGATACAGCAATCTATGTTGGTGTTCAAACCTTAGAAAATAGTGGTGTTGACCGTAGGGTTGACTTAATTCAAACCGAAGCTGGTATGGAGTTTCAGATGCCTGAAGCCCATGCTTACTGGACATAAGGAGGAAAATTATGGCAAATCCAATGTATGGACAGAATAAGTTTGATAATTCAGTTGGTGAGAAATTATTTTCTGAAGCGGGAACGCTTGCAGAACATGAAAATTCAACTGATGCTTCAAATATAGCATTATATACAATTCCAGCTAATAAGTTAGAATTAGGTGATATTGTTAGAATTAAGGTTTTCTGCACAGTTGTAGATAGCAATGGTTCAGATACTTTAACACCTATCCTTAAGTTCGGTGGTACAGCTATCGCAACTGGGGCTGCTCTTGATGTGGCTGATAGTGATATTGTATATGCTTGGGCTGATGTTCACGTAACAGCAGTTGGTTCTAGTGGTACTATGACTGCAATTGCTGAGATTAGAACAGATGCTTTAGGTGCAGTACACGTTATAGGTGCAACTAATCTATCATCTAAGGATACTACTGGAACACTTGATGTAGCTCTCAATGTTGATTGGGATGCTGCACATGCTGATAATGAAGTACGAATTGATGCATTTAGTGTCGAATTAGTATAGGAGGTAGAAAATGGCTAAATTAGGTTCAAGAGCTAGTTATGGTGGAACAGTTGTTGAGAATATCTCAGCAGCTAAGACGCTAGACCCTAGTGATTCTGGAAAAGTGTTTACACTTGACTTAGATGGAACTTTTAGCATAACCCTTCCAACTGCTGCTCAGGCAGGAGCTGGTTGGACTGCTAGATTTATCTGTTCAGATGCCGGTAGTGGTACTGTTAAGGTAATCCCAAATTCCGCTGAAGATACTTTGATTGGCATGATTGTTTCCGCAGATGGTGCTGCGGCTGAATCAGCTGAATCAGGAGTAGACGAGCTCGTATGGGCTTCAGGTAATGCGGCAGGAGATTGGGCAGAGTTAATATGTGATGGAAGCAACTTCTATGTTTCTGGAATGGAACATGACGCTGACCACATGACTATATCGTAATAAAAAATTACGATTAAATTGGAAGATTAACCCTCTCTTGGTTTTTTGCTTCCTTTCTTCCGGGAGAGGGTCTTCCTTTAAAAATAAAGATTTATGGCAACAACAAATATATCAACTGAAATAGTATCAATCACAGGGGTATCTGCTCATGGAGCATCTGATGATTTCATTGTCTCTGCACAGAAGTTTGTAGTCGCAAGTATACCTAAAGAATTATTGACATTTGCACAAAAAGCTTCATCTCCTTCAACTGATGGAAGTGCAATTACTTTTTCAGTAAACGATTCTATTACAGATGTTCAGAGGAATGGATACAGTTGTAGAGAGATACCGATGGGTGATGCTGTATGGGCATTAGATAGTACAAGTTTGAGATATGCAACTAGTAAGCATCCAGTTTTTTATCATAAACAAGGAGGCGTTCATTTTGCACCTGTTACAGATGGAAGTAATGCAGGATATGTGTTCTATGTAGATTATTCACTTAT